TCCATTCCTGCCTCGACCCGTCGCAACTTACCGTGCCAATACGCTGTCTGCCTCAACTACCGCTCCTCTCCTGCCTCCACGCTCCACGTCGTGCCGATCCGGTCCCCGACAGTCCCATCCTCTCCGGCCTTAGATTTCCAATTCGCTCCCAACCGCTTCCCACCGATCCGGTACATGTCGAACCTCGTCACTCCTTTCCTGCAATTCCAAGCCATTTGTCTAATTAAACAATCTCAAATAATCCAAAGCCTAATCCCGCCGATTGCTTTGAATCAGGTCGCCCTTCTCCAATCCCAACTTGTAGACCAACCCTTGCAATTAAATTCGCAATGTCGGCTTCCGTTAGCATTCCAGCGTCATATCTGATTCTCAAAGTAGCTCCCCATTCTCTATACATAGGGCGGCTTCTTAAATCAATAACGCCTGTTGCATTTCTTGTTGGTGCGACCCATTGCTCGGCTTCCCCGTTTGTAATTTTCACTAAAGGGGCTCCGTCAACTTTGTCAAAGCCATCTTCTATTACGGAAAAGGCTAGTTTTGCGTGGGTCATTTTAAAGCCACAAGCTCGGCACGCACTAATAGCTGCATTCCTAAAGGCGGCGGCGTGGATGCCTTCCCAACCTTCATGTGAAATATGCTTTGCCCCTTCAAAAAGAGCATCGAAGTCTTTAGCCTCACGAATCTTTCGACTGCGGGAAGTGCTTCCGGCTTCTTGCGTTTGCCTCATTTGATCCATTGCTTTAGCACTAAACCTGTTAATAACAAGTGGTGCAATGCCTTTTAAGGTCAAATTGATCCGCCTAAAATCTGGCGGTGAAATTGCAACTGTTGTAGCAGTTGTTTTTGTAGCAGCTTTTGTAGCCATGATGAAAACAATTTAGTTTTAAAAAAAGAGGGTTTTCCGCTTTGGCCTATTGGTTATCGCTCTGTTATCCCCCAATAAAAAAGAGGCTTGATTAAGCCCCTTGTAATTTGATCTTGATTTTGATCAAACGTCCAACTAAGCCTTTGTAATAAGTAAGTTGGCGTTTTGCTTCTTTGACCTCTAAAAGATTTCCTCTTGCGATTGCAAATTGGTAATCTTCATTGGCTTTATGAAAGCTGGTTTTGGCATGGTCTAACTCAATTGCTAGTGCCGAAAGTTTTGCAGAAATCATGAAATTAAAAAGTGTGGGATCTCGCCCTATGAATGTATTATGGCATGCCAAGCAATAAAAAGCAAGAGAAAAAGATAATTAATCTTCTTTTGTTTTTGTAGCTGCTGCAACAGGTTTAGCCTCTTTTTTGTCTCCGTTTGTCTCGTCAAGTTTGCTCCATTTTCTTTCAAAGTCGTGGTGCTTTTCTACTAAATTTTCTGCTAAATAGCATAAAACATCTGTATATTCCATTATTTGCTCAAAACCTTCAGCCTGATTTTTTCTTCTAATGGCACTTTCTAACGCATTAAGAGCATCAATTCTTGCGTTGAGAGCGTCAAGGACTGCGTTTTGATCAGCACTTAGGTTAACGTTTTCTTTGGCTGTTAAGCCTTTAAGGTTTTTTGTCATTAATCAGGCTCACAGGTAGTGGTGAAATCTCCAAAAATGGGTCTGTCTTCTTCTTCCTCTTCTTTGCAGCAATCGCAAAAATAAGGTTGAAGCGGCTTCTTTCTGACCATTGCCGCCAAAACTAAAAGCACTACTTTTTCTGGTGGCTGCTCATTATTAAAAAGAATCCCGACCTTTGCTTCTTTGCTTTTATCCATAGAAGTGGTAAAAGCAATTCCGTCTTCGCAGACAATCAGAGAATCTTTTAAAGCTTGATCAGCATCTTTATCTACTGGCGATTGGCTAAATAAAAGTCCTTTTCCTAGATCTGGGTGCTGCACATAATAAGGTGCATAATCCTGGAAACATTTATCAAATTCATGCAAGCCTGTATCTAAATATTCAGAAAAGCGTGCAGCAACTGGGCCTAATGGCTCTTGCTTTTTTTTTCTTGCTTTTGGCATTAGTCAGTCTCCATGATTTTGTTTAATGGGGTTGGATCAAAATGTAGATCTCTTTCAATTGGCAAACCTAAAGGGCCTCTTACCTCTTCAAGTTCCTTGAGATTAAATTCTCCCAGTTCACGTTCTAGCCCTTGGATAAAACCAAAGCATTTTTGTGTTTCAGGGTCATATTCTGTAATCCACCAAGTCCAAGAAGAGTCAGGTGTAAAAAGTTTGACCCAAGCGGTTACGTCCTTTTCATTAACTCTCCCCTCTTTTTCATTCTCTCCAAGTTTAGGAAGCTTTTTTAAAAGCTCTTTTGTTAGTAATTTCATTGGGTAGCAAACAAAGGGTTTCACCTAAAAAACCCCCTGACAAAAGCCAAGGGGTAAAAATTTATTGTTTCGCTTTATGTAATGAAAAGCTCAACTGTTTTTTGAACTAGGTCGTCATCCTGTGGATTAGAGCGAAAGATCTTGCCGATCTGATATTGCTGCTTTGCAGTTAGCTTGCCGCCTAAGCTTTCTTCTACCTGCTGGATGAACTCGTGAAGTTTCATTTTAAAGTCCTTTAGTGTGGAGTCTCCCCCTTACTTGTATTATGGCATGCCAATAGACTAAAAGCAAGCCTAAAAGTCGTTATTTAATATGTCATATTCCAGCCATGTCTCTTCCCATTTTTCTATACATTCATCTACATCTTGCTCAATAACTCGACATAGCTTTGGGCCTGAAATCACCGTGCAGCATTTATCAATAACGACCTCTGGATGATGCAGCTTAATCATCGAAGCGTAAGCACCTAATTGTTCTGTTGCTGGCTTTCTGCTTTTGGCAGCTTTTAAGGATGAGCATGTTTTAAGGTCGCCCAAAAGTGTCCGGCCTTCTTGATCCTGCAATAAAAAATCAAATGACCCACCTAATGATCTCCCTTCATCGCATAAAGCATATTCAGTAGCAAAAAGAATTGACCCTTTAAAAAAATCTTGCTCCCTGATCGCTTTTGTCCAATCTTCCCAATCTGGTAAATCTTTTGGGTTTTTCTTTTGTAAGAAATCATCGGTATAAGCGTGAATATCTTTGCCCCTCTTTTCCCACCCCTTTGGCCCTTCTCTGTATTTTTCTATAAAAGCCATTGAAGCCTCGTCAATAAAATATCCAATAACAGAAGAAACATTATTCAAAAGCCAATCGCCTTTATATCTATAACGGTGCTGTTCTGGGTAATATTGTAATTCCTTTATAGTTGGGAGCATATTTAGGGGTGGCAAACTGGCTTATTTATGGCACACTATAAGCCAACCTCATTTTTCGGCAATGCCTGAAGAACAACTCAGATCTGACTACAGAGTCACCATTGATGAACGCATTATGGAAGCTTTAGACCGAAAGCGTCCTATCGGATTAAGTCGCACCGCTTGGATTAATTTACTTTTACAGCAGTCGATAGTTGAGCAGCCTGAAAGAATTGATGCTGTTGCTTGTGACGTTTGATATAGAAAAGGAGCGGTGGGCCTATGAGATGCTCCAATGGGTTCCCTACTCAATGAAACCTGCACCTTTTGATATTGCTCTCGCTAAAAAAAATTTCTACAGCAAGATGCAAAAAGAACGCAGCGATGCGGCACTAGATCAATTTGAAAAAGATCATCCTTACCAATCCAGCGAAGAACTAATCGCTTTTAGAAAGCTGGAAAAACTTGGAATTTATACACAAAGCGATTGTTTCTCACCATGTAAAGCAGCGAATGGACATTACACAAGAAGACTCCGAGAGTTCGAAAGCAACCTTAGAGGACGCTCAACAACGAGTTCAAAACCTAAAAAGAGCCGCCGAAAAAGTCGTTGGCTCTACTTCTGATAGTCAAGATCGTTTGTTGCTGTTGCGTGAGCATGCTGAAGAAATTGGCCTGCCTATTTCAAGAACTGAGGCGGCACATTATTTAGCACAAGCGGCGGGTAGAAATGTTGGCATCCCTGAGCCAAAAAGAGGTGGAGCAAAACTTGACGTTTCACCTTTACCTTGGCTTTGGGAGGGGGTCATTATGCGTGGTCGTCAAAACCTTTTAGTGGCACCTCCGAAGATCGGAAAATCTGCCCTCATGGTGGCAATGGCTTCTGCTGCCATAAGGGGGCGGGAGGAATTTTTGAATCTCCCAATATGTGGAACGATCAATCATCTGATCATCGTAGGCACCGATCAAAACGTCTCCGACTGGTGGGTTTTGTTTGAAAGGGAAGGGCTTGGGAAAAAGACCCTTGATTCTTCTGGACAAACAATCCATGAGTTAAGCGAGAAAGTTATTTTTTGGAGCCTCGAAGACAATGTCCAACTTAACGATGCAGGGATTGAAGCGATCTCAAAACTAGCGGCTGAAAATCCTGGGTCTTTAATTATCATCGACACCTATCACGCTTGCATCAGCCAACTTGGAATTGAAGAATCAAACTCCGATTTTGATATACCTGCTCGTCAATTAGAAATGATGTTGGCGGGGACGGGATCAACTACCGTCTTGATTCACCACACGAATAAATCTGTTTCGGGTGGAAATGCCATCTCGGCCTCCCGAGGAAATAATAGCTTGGCTGGAGCAGTTAGTTGGTCGGTTTTACTTAATTGGTTAAGAGTTCCACTTGAAGGGCAAATGCAAACTGATCACAGAATTGCTTGTAAGCCTATGGGAAGAAGTAAAGCGACCAGTCTGGTTGTAGAACTAAAAGATGATGGTTGGATTTCTCATGGCAGCGGTGAGGATGCTATGGCTGCTGAATCTTTAGCTGATGCAGAAATGAACCTGCAAGGAAGACAGGGTGATATTTACGATCATGTTTGCAAGCTTTGGGAAAATCAAGTTCATGCAACTGCTGCTGAGGTCGCTTCCCAATTCAATATCAATAATGAAAAAGCCCACCGAGCACTTAGGGCTTTAGAAAGAAAAGGTCTATTAATTCAAGATGGAACTAAAACGACAGTTGATTCTGCTTTAGGAGGAAGACCCGCTTTACTTTTTAAGCCAACTAAAAAGGACTTTTCCTATGCCCCAAAAAGTGGGGGATTAAGGGGAAAAAGGGAAGAAACCCCCTCGCGCACACATGAAATAGATAATTTATCCCCTTTACCCCCTTTACCCCCCGAATCTGGGGGAGGCGAAAAAAAGATCGCTATAATTAAAGGAACCCCCATTCAGCGTCTTATGCCTGACGGCAAATGGAAAAATGGTTGGGTCGTTTGGGACGGCACTAACCCACATGACATGACAATCCAACCTTTAGGAAATGCCCAAGTCAAAATCAGACGTCAGCGTTGGGGGATCGACGTTCGTGAATGTTTAGCTGGACCTTTCGCCCAAGAGGATGAATATGATTTTTAAAGACAACTACGAAGAAAGCATCAAGAAGGCAAAAGCCCAAGACAACAAAAAGCTAGAAGCAATTTGCCAAAAGCTTGAAGATGACATCCTTCAAAAGTACAAAGAAGCATTAGAAGCCCAAGGCATTCATTCCGATCATTTGGGGATCTTCTTGCCAAAATAGCAAATGGCATGCCATAATGTATTTACGGGGGCGACCCCACACTTTACGAGGTTTTATGACTTCTTCGACACGCATCCTTAGCAAAATGCTCAAGCCTGAGCTTTTACAAACTGCTAAAGGATTAGACAAGCGATTAGCCGCACAAGAAAAAGCGACTATGACTCTTTTCTATTTAACTGCAACTGCTATCGCTGCTGCTTTTATTTTTTAACCCTACTAGCCTCCTTCGGGAGGCTTTTTTTATGTCCCTTATTAAAACTTACCTCCATAAAAAAATGTCTGATTTCCATGAAACCGCACTTCTTAAATACGAAGAAGAGCAAGACCAACTTCACAGAGAAGAGCTCGAAAGGGAACAAAACCCTAAAAAATATTGGTTAATCTCAACTTCAGATTGGTATGAATATGCAAATACTGAAGAAGAAAAACAAGAGTTTATCGACCTTGCTAAAAAAGATAATCTCAAATTCTCATGTTCTGAACACATTCAAGGCGAAACTTACTAGCCTTGAATTGTTGAGGGAGCTTGACGCCTTTTGTCGAAGTGGGCTGAAAGGTATAACCGTGCTGAGCATGACGGGAAGCCAAAGCGGGGTGTGCCCGATCCATCCCCTCAACTATTATTGAAAAAAACACTTCTGTATGGCAGACCAAACATCAATCAAAGCTCTTAAATCTGATCATAAAAACGCAAGAAAAAGAACCGACAGATCAACTTCCTTAATTAAAGAATCTCTAGAACGCTTTGGTGCAGCACGCTCCATTGTCATAGATGAAGACAACAGAATCCTTGCAGGCAATGGAACCGTTGAAGGTGCTAAGTCGGCAGGGATTAAGAATGTTCGGGTTATAGAAACTGACGGTCAAGAAATTATTGCTGTTAAAAGAACTGATTTATCAGAAGAAGACAAGGTCGGGCTCGCTTTAGCTGATAACAGAACTTCCGACCTGTCCGATTGGGATAAAGAAATGCTCCAGCAGCTTTCAGATGAACAGGACATTTCACCTTGGTTTGAAAAAGATGAACTTAATGAGCTTTTAGGCGATTCCAATCAAGAAGAATTTTCTACTGGCAGGCCGGAGGGCGACCCTAGAAAACTTTCTGATATTTTTGGCGTCGTTCCCTTTTCCGTTCTTAATGCTCGTGAAGGTTGGTGGCAAGAAAGAAAAAGAGCTTGGATTGCTTTAGGCATTCAGTCCGATATTGGTAGGGAAGGTAATCTTTTGAAAATGTCAGACACAATTCTTCAGCCTGACGAAGCCTTAAGAACTCTCAAAAAGACCTTAGAAAATACAAATATCAAGTCAATAGGATCAACAATGGTTTCGGCTGTTCCTCAGTACTACACAAAAAAAGACCAAGGAATGACCGATGAAGAAATAGCTCAAGAATTTCTTGCTAAAGGTTCACAAGTGGCAACAGGCACCTCAATCTTTGACCCTGTTCTCGCTGAGCTTGCTTATACATGGTTTAGTCCAGTTGGCGGCACAATCATTGATCCTTTTGCTGGTGGTTCTGTTCGAGGTATTGTCGCTTCAAAAACAGGTCGGGATTATATAGGCGTTGATTTAAGGCCAGAGCAAGTAGAAGCAAATGAAAGACAAGCGGAAAACATTTGCACCCAAAACAAACCTTCTTGGCATGTAGGCGACAGCAGAGACATTCATCAAATTTGCGACGGCTTTAATGCTGACATGATTTTTAGTTGCCCTCCCTATGCTGACCTCGAAGTTTATAGCGATGACGAAAGGGACATTTCAACCCTTTCTTACGAAGACTTTGTCGCTGCTTATAAAGAAATAATCTTTAAAGCCTGCACCCTCTTAAAAGACAATTCTTTTGCCTGCTTTGTCGTTGGTGAAGTGCGTGACAAAAAAGGCATTTATCGTAATTTCGTGGGCGATACAATCAATGCTTTTATAGAAGCTGGTCTTGATTATTACAATGAAGCAATTTTAATTACAGCGATTGGCACCCTTGCTATTAGATGCGGACGGCCTTTTGAAACATCAAGAAAGCTAGGCAAAACCCACCAAAATGTACTTGTCTTCGTCAAAGGAGATCCCAAAAAAGCAACCGAAAAATGTGGCACCTGTGAATTTAAAAACCCTGAAAGTTTAGAGTTTGACGACGTTTCTACTACCCTATAAACAAATTAATAAATAAGTGGCAGCTAAAGAATCCACAAAAGCAGAAATAGAATTAAGGGTCGCTCGCCTTGCTCGCATCATTGCGACTGGTGGTAGGCGGTCAGATTGCGTGCGGTACGCCGCCGAGAACTGGGGGGTGAAGGAAAGGACTGTAGACAGCTATCTAAACAAGGCTAGGGCTCAAATCAGGGCCGATTGGGATATAGAGCGACCCCAGATGATCGCCGACTTATTGGCCCAATGCAGCACCTTACAAATGGAAGCCAGAAGGTCGGGCCAATATCACATCGCCTTGGGTGCAATTAATACAGCAGCAAAATTAGCTTCCCTTTGCTCGTGAGTTTTTTAGATACTGCCAAAGAAGGAAAGGTTTGCTATCAGGCAGCAGGGGGCGATGGTTTAAATGTCGATAATTTATTACAAAAGATAAAGTCAGATCTTCATCCAGGTCAGCTTGATTTTGTCAATGATTCTTCTACTGAAATATTAGGCTTATCGGCTGGTTATGGAGCCGGAAAGACAAGGTCGCTTTGTGCTAAAACAGTCAATCTGGCGTGCCTTAACCAAGGCTTTACGGGATGCGTTATGGAGCCAACTGGACCTTTGATTCGTGATATTTGGCAAACGGACTTTGAAACTTTTTTAGAGGATTATGAAATTCCTTACACCTTTAGAGCATCCCCTTTGCCTGAATATGTTTTGCATTTGCCAAAGGGTGACACCAAAATCCTTTGTCGATCCTTTGAGAACTGGTCAAGGATTATTGGTTTGAACTTGGCTTTTGTTTTAGCTGATGAAATAGATACGGTTACGCCAACGATTGCATCAAGAGCCTTTCCTAAAATTCTCGGTCGTCTTAGATCAGGAAATGTTAGGCAGTTTGGAGCAGCATCAACGCCTGAAGGCTTTAGGTGGATGTGGCAAACATTCGGAAGCGATGAAGCCCAAAAAAGAGAGGACCGCCGCTTAATAAAAATGAAAACAGTTGATAATCCTCATTTGCCTTCCGACTTTATTTCAAGGCTTGAGGCCAACTATGACAGCAGCCTTTTACAAGCGTATTTAAACGGGGAATTTACCAACCTGACAACGGGTCAGATTTATGATCGTTTCAAAAGATCTTTACATGTTGTTAATGGACCTTTTTCTTTTGATGAGGAGCCATTAAGGATTGGAATTGACTTTAACGTCGGGAATATGTCTGCGGTTATAGGTGTAAAAATAGGTGAAAAACTAACAATAATTGACGAAATAATTAAAGCTCATGATACAGATGCTTTAGCCAAAGAAGTCATTCGCCGCTATCCTCATCGAAGGATATTTGTTTACCCTGACTCGTCAGGAGGGAACCGTTCAACTAATGCAGCACAAACCGATATATCCATACTCGAAAGTTATGGATTCTCAAATCAAAGCCCGAAAGCTAACCCGCCAGTCCGAGATCGAATCTCGGCTGTCCAAGCTCTTCTTGAGAACGGACAAGGAAAAGTACGATTGGAGGTTGCTGCCTGTTGCAGACGCTTGATTGAATGCTTGGAATTGCAGTCTTATAACGAGAACGGTGATCCTGACAAGGAATCAGGGTATGACCATGTCAATGATGCGTTGGGGTATTTAGTTTGGCGTGAATTTAATCCGTTATTTGCTCGGGCAGGTCGTGGTACAGGCATTAGAGTGTATTGAAAAGCTCAAAGGAAATGTTTAGTTCTATTCTTGGTCTTTTATTTAAGCAACTTCCAGCTAAAGAAGTCCATGCTCACGGAGGGGGAAAAGGGAAAAAAAGCCCTTATGCTGTTAAAGGTGGGGGAGGTTTAACAGCAGAGCAGAAAAGAGAAGCGATTTCTGATTTTAGAAATGCAGATAATCCTTTATATAAACCGGGGAAAAGAAGTTTAAAGCAATTAAGTTATACAAGAGAATTACATTTAAAATCGAATAGTAAAGTCTCTAGCAAACTCAAAAAAGGTATTTAAAATGTTCAATTCTTTTCTTGGTTTTTTATTTAAGGCATTACCAGCCAAAGAGGTTCACGCTCATGGTGGAGCAGGAAGTACCCGCAATAAAAGAAGAAGGGCAAGGTCTGGAGCAAGTGGAGGAGGCACAACTCCTAAAACGGACGCTAAAAAACAAGAGTTAGTGAGAAAACATAGTCGGCTAGCTTTTCAAGATGGACCAGCTTATAAACAACAAACATCAGCGACATCTAGAAGAATTGTCTCTAATTTCCAATTACAAAAACAAACAACACAGAAAGATTATTCAGCAGCTATAAAAAAATCAATAAGAAGAATGACAGATAAGCAGATGAAGTCGTATCTCAAAACTGGGAAAAGACCTAACTTTGGACCAAGCAAAATCAATTATCTATAAAAAGAATAAACTAAACTAATTAAAAAATGAGGGTTCATCGTGTATAGCGGCTACAACTATTACAACCGAGAGAAAACTGCCGTTAAGGATGCAGACATTAATGACCCTAATACTGCATGGTTAGCACAGGAGCCTCATTGGATCTTGATTGAAGATTTAATGGGCGGCACTTTTGAGATGCGTTCTAAACATAGACGCTACCTCCCACAAGAACCCAGAGAATTAGATGAAAGCTATGACAATAGATTAGCCCGTTCAGTTTGCCCCCCTTATTACCAAAGGCTTGAACGCATGCTGGCAGGGATGCTTACTCGTAAACCTGTAAGGCTAAATGATGTCGCTGATTTAATTAGAGAGCAATTATTTGATGTCGATCTGCAAGGAAATGATTTAAACGTCTGGACATACGAAACCGCACGAAAAATGATTCGTTACGGTCATGTTGGTGTTTTAGTTGATGCCCCTGCTGCTGGTGAAAATGGTCGGCCTTATTGGGTCACTTATACGCCCCGAGAAATATTAGGTTGGAGAACTGAATTAGTTGATGGTAAGCAAAAACTAGTCCAGCTTCGATTGCTTGAAAAGGTCTTTGAGCCTGAGGGCGATTATGGTGAAAAAGCTGTCGAGCAAGTCCGACTGTTAACACCCGGTACTTTTGAAGTGCATAAAAAGGACAAGCAAGGCGAATATCAATTAGCAGAATCAGGAACAACAAGCTTAGATGAAATACCTTTCTCAATTGCTTATGCCAATAGGGTAAATGTTATGGAATCTCGGCCTCCAATGGAAGACATCGCCGAGCTAAATCTTAAGTCATATCAAATAGCATCTGACCTTGACAATCAATTACATATATCGGCGGTGCCAATGCTTGCTTTCTTTGGCTTTCCCCAAAGCAGTGAAGAAGTAAGTGCTGGACCTGGAGAAGCCATTGCCTTTCCTGCTGAAGGTCGAGCAGAATATATAGAAAGCAAAGGAACCAGCTACAATGCTCAATCTGCAAGGCTTGAAGAAATAGCCCGACAGATTAATGAGCTTGGTTTAGCAGCGGTGTTAGGACAAAAACTATCCGCAGAGACAGCAGAAGCAAAACGAATAGACCGATCTCAGGGAGATAGCACGATGCAAGTCGTAGCCCAACAGATGCAGGACATGATTGACAATTGCCTTTTGTTTCATGCAAATTATTTAGGCAGCAACGAGGCTGGTAGCTGTTTTATTAATAGAGATTTCTTAGCGTCAAGACTTGACCCTCAAGAAATAAACGCCTTATTACAAATTAGAGCGCAAAACGAAATCACTCAAGAAACCTTGTTGAAACTGTTGCATGAAGGGGAGGTCTTAGGGGATGAATTTGATATAGAAGAAGAAATTGAATCAACAGAAAAAGCTGGTTTAATTGAAATGGATCAACCAGAAATAAAGGCTAGGAAAACAATGCCAGAAGAATCAGCCGAGCCAGAAGACGAAGGAAAAACAGCAGCATAATGAATGAGCACCCCAGAAGCCTTCTATCGGAACGCTATTGACCTAAATCGGTATAGCAATAGCGTCGCTAAAAAAATTGTCGTTTCATATAACGATATTGTTTTAAATACAGTTGAGCGTTTGCGTTCAATTGATGAATTAACGGCACCTCAAACAGCAAAAAGGTTGAGGTCTTTATTGGCCCAATTAAAAGAAAGCCTTGCAAATTGGACTGTTGATAGTTCAGCTTTTATGACTGATGAATTGCAGGGGTTGGCCCTATTGCAAAGTGAGTTTGTAGCCGAGGAATTAAAAAAAGTTGTGCCATCAGGGCCAAAAGGTGATGTCAGAGTTAGGACGGTTGAGGTTAGTCCTAAATTCGCCAAATCCGTTGTCACAACAGACCCGACAAAGATTAATGTTTTTGCTTTGCCGAGGGAACTGGAAGATTCCGTCCTGCAAGGAGGAAGCCCTCTTTATAATTTGACGGCTCAAAGGGGATCAGTAATAACTTTGCCTAATGGCATGACAGTAGAAAAAGCTTTTAGAGGATTAGCTTCCTCTCAAGCTGATCTTTTTACTAAGACTGTTCGAAGTGGTTTATTAGCTGGAGAAACAACTCAACAAATAGCTAGGAAATTAAAAGGCCGATTGAATTTTGGGCAGGCAGGCTCCGTTAGACAAATAGCAGAACAAGGCGGTGCAATGACAAGGATGGCAAACCATCAAGTGATGACAATAGTAAGGACAAGCGTTAATCAGGTTTCAAATGCAGCAGCACAAGGGGTTTATAACGCTAATGAAGATATAACTAAGAAATATGAATATGTTGCGACTTTAGATTCTCGGACTTCTGCAATATGTGGTCGCCTTGATGGACAAACCTTTGCTTATGGCAAAGGTCCAACGCCTCCTCAGCATTTTAATTGTCGTTCAACTACCGTTCCTGTTATTGATTATGAAGGGCTAAAAAAAGAAGGCTTTGATTTTGATGACATAGCAAAAGGTCAAAGGCCATCAGAAAGCGGAATGGTGCCAGGCGACACAACTTATGCTGATTGGTTAGCGAAGCAGCCTTTAAGCGTTCAAGAAAAGGTCTTTGGCAAATGGAAAACGCAATATTTTACAAAGCTGTCAAAACAAAAAGGTGGGCCACAATCTGCTTTAAGAAAAATAATTAAAAAGGACGGCTCAGAAAAAACGCTAAAGCAATTACAGGCAACTTATGGAAAGCCTCCGGCCTTTAAGCCTCCAAAGACTGAAGTGCCTGATGTTATAAAGAAAACTGTTGCTAATCCTGATAAAGCCTTTAAGAAAGCAAGCTCTAAAAGCCTTGGAAAGGGTGCTTATGGAGAAGCAAAACTTGTATCTAGCAGGGCAGGAGGCGTTGTTGTTAAGCAAGGTCGCATCGCAGAAACGGAGCCTGCAATTCTTAAAAAGCTAAATGATACGGGTGTTTCTCCTGCTTATTACGGGTTTAAAACGATAGAAAGGCAGGCGGCAATATCTACGACTTCAAAGGTCACGATCAAGTCGGGATATTTAACAATGGGAAAGGCTAGGGGAAAGCCTTTCTTAGAAGAATTATTAGATGGAAGACCTTCTTTAGAAGATGCAAAATCCTACATGGATTCGTATATCGACGTTAGAAAAGCTATTCACTTAAAAGGCATCGCTCATAATGATATGCACGTTTTAAATTTCTTTTATGATCGAAAGACAAAAAAAGGAATGGCGATAGATTTTGGCTTAGGAAAAAACAATCCTAAAGCTGCATTAATAGAGGCACTAGGAACGGGGACGTCTAAAGACTGGCAATCTTTGGATTTTATTAGGGATATTGAATTAATTGGAGATCCCGGTTTTTTAAAACGTGAAAGCACTAAATATAAAAAGTTAATTGCTAATAGAACAAAGGTAAAAAAACTTTTGAAGGAAGAGCTTGATGGCCCTGAATTAATGAGTCGTGAAATAAGAGGACGGACTGATAATTTGCCGGGAATATCAGATGCTAAGGCACTAAAATTCTTAGAAATGCTCTATGAGGGAATCTAATGGCAGAACTAATTACTAATTCAGAATTTATTACTGTCATGCAAAAAAGAAAACAGGCTAATTGGGAGGGCAATGATAAAGAAGCTGCAAAATTATTTAAACAAGCAAGATTAATGATTGAAAGGGGAGAAGTTTCTGATGAAGAATTAGAAGCTTTAGCTTATATTTAAAAAAACATTACGGTTATGACTAAAAAGAAAAAAAAGGGCAAAGGCAAGAAAAAAGGATATTGTTAAACTGCCTTTATAACCCTGTGGGTTTTTATGCCTGACGAAACAACTGCTCCTGTGGAGCAAGCTGTTGATTCCGAGAAAGAGAATCTAAAAGCTGAACTAGAAGCAATGCGTAAAAAAAACGCAGAGCTATTAGATGAAACAAAAAAAGCAAAAGCAAAAGCGAAAGCTGTTCCTGATGTGGATGTTCAAGCTTTAATTGATTTTAAAAATAACGCTGAGCAAGCGGAGCTTGAAAAACAAGGAAAATACACAGAAGCAAGGACAAAGCTTGAGGATCAATACAGAGAAAGATCGGCTGAAAAAGATAAAAAAATTACAGAACTTGAAGCCAAAGTTAGAGAATTAGAGCTTATTTCTCCAGCCGTTCAATCTTTAGCTGAAATCGTTCACGATCCTTCTTTGGTTTTAAATAATTTCTTACCAAAAGACAAAATAGAGGTTGATAATGGCGTACCTGTTGTTGTTGATGGATATGAAAGAACGCCTGTCTCTGATTGGGCTAAAACAAAATTACCTGATTACATTTTGAAGCAGCCAAAGCCTCAAGGTGGCGGTGCTCCTGCTGGTAGATCAGGGGGCGGAGGGGAAATTCCTGCTGGAACTAAAAACCCATTCACCTCTGAAAACTTTAATATTACAGAGCAGATGAGGTTATATAGAACAGATAAAAATCTGTATGATCGGTTGCAAGCTGCGGCAAAGCGTTAATATAACTAAATAAGACAAGGCTGTGCTGCGTCAACGGGTTTGTGACCCACATCGTAAAACCATTCTTTAGGTAATTTTTATGGCCACCGTAAGGTCGGACATAATCATCCCAGAGGTCTTTACGCCATACGTTATTGAACAAACAACTCAGCGTGACGCCTTTTTGGCAAGCGGTGTGGTTCAACCTTTGGCGGAATTAAATGCGACTGAAGGCGGTGATTTTGTTAATGTCCCATTCTGGAAAGCAAATCTTTCAGGGGATTTTGAGGTTCTAACAGATAGCACTTCTTTAACACCTGGAAAAATCACAGCAGACAAGCAGATTTCTGTAATTCTTCACAGAGGTCGTGCTTTTGAATCAAGAGACTTAGCTGCTTTAGCTGCTGGCTCTGATCCTATGGCTGCGATTGGTGCAAAGATTGGTGCTTACATTGCTAACCAGCGTCAGAAAGATTTACTTTCTGCACTTTCTGGTGTTTTTGGTTCAATTAATGCAAATGACAGCAATTCAGCTTTATTTGCAAACTGTATTGATTCAGAAAGCGGTGACACCCCTACATCTTTAAGCCCTAAGCATGTAGCAAAAGCTAAGTCAATTCTCGGCGATGCTGGCGATCAGTTAACTGCTGTTGCTATGCACTCAAAGGTTTATTACGACTTGGTTGAGCGTAAGCTTGTGGATTACGTTGTGGCTGGTGATACTAATCAGGGTGCAACTGCATCAGGAGGATCAATTGCTCCTGCTTATGCTGCTGGTAATAACACAGTTCCTACTTATTGCGGATTAAGAGTCATTGTTTCTGATGATGTCGCAACAACTGGATCTGGTGCTTCTACTGAATACAGCACATACTTCTTCACACCAGGCGCAATCGCTTCAGGCGAGCAAGCTGGTTTAACAATGGAGACAGATAGAGACATCCTTGCAAAATCTGATGCAATGGCTGTTGATCTTCATTACACATATCACCCTGTTGGTACTAAGTGGGCAGTAACTACTGTTAACCCAACTCGTGCGCAGCTTGAAACCGTAGGCAACTGGTCGAAAGTCTACGAGCAAAAGAACATCGGAATCGTTAGAGCAACTAACGTATCCAGTCAGGATTAGAGGTAACTAATTATGGCATCACAATTTGAAGCCGTTGCTGGTAAGGCTATTGGTTACACAACTGGTGGAACTGTTACTCAAGCAACTAATAAGTCGACTGCTGTGACTCTAAATACAGAGTCAGGACAGATCACGATGAACAATGCTGCTCTGGCTGACGGAGCAGAAGTTACATTCCAAGTTAATAATGACCGTGTTGCTGCAACTGACGTTGTAGTTGTTAATCACGGATCAGGTGGAACTGCGGGTGCTTATTGGCTCGTTGTTTCTACTGTTGCTGCTGGTTCTTTTAAAGTTACTGTTGGAAATCTTTCCGGCGGTTCTTTAAGCCAAGCAATTGTTGTTAACTATGCCCTTATAAAAGGTGCATCTAGCTGATGGGAATGTTCGCATTCAGGCGAGCTAAGGAAAGGGAGGCTGCCGCACAGGTGGCCTCTATTCCTGTTAATACTCCAAAGCCCAAAACAAAAAAAAAGCGTAAACCCAAAGTAATTTCTGATGGCGATAACAATTCATCACACGGCGGGAGCAGCTAACGCAAACAGCTACATCTCATTAACAGAAGCAAATGAAATTATCGAAGGCTTAGTTGCTGATGATGATGTTATTGCTTGGGAAGCTGGCTCAACAAGCGACGATTATAGAAATAGGGCTTTATATACAGCAGCCCAAAGGATTGACCGTGAAAGGTTTTTAGGGGCTAGAGCAACAGATACACAATCAATGCAATGGCCTCGAACTGGAGTAAGAAAGCCTGATACTTATATCAATACTTATTCCGTTGGTTTTCCTTTTCGCATAACAACAGATTATTTTACTGATACAGAAATACCTGATCAAATAAAGAAAGCACAGGCTGTTTTGGCTGCTTATTTAAACAACAACAAAGATGGTTTAGGGCTTAGTGGATTAGAAGATTATAAAAATATCAAGGTCGGTTCTTTGGATGCAACTCCAAATTCTTTTGGTGCTGTTGGTGCTGATCGTGTTCCACCAATGTTTGAAAGATACTTCACAGGGATTAGAATTAGCGGACCAGGTAACATTGCAGTAAAACGGAGCTAATGGGAATGTCTTCTTATCCAGCAGCAATCATCATCACAGATACAAACGCCCATACAGGGAGGTTTGGAAAGATTGTTTGTCTGACAGATTCAACTGTGACGCTTGTTTCACCTAATGTGACAAAGAATGGGTCAACAACAGTTTCAGGAATTGATTTAAAAGCAACGGCTGAAGTTGAAGGGGTTTTTACTAGCATCACCCAGACAAGTGCCGGATCAATTCTTGCTTATTACATGTAATGCCAGTTAAACCAAAGGGTTTCAGAAAGGCAGCTAAAAAAGTATTGAAGGCTGTCGGTGGCGATGTAACAATTCGTAAAATAACGGCTGGTGCTTATAACACAGCAACAGGAACCGTTGGTGAGTCTGCTTCTGACACAGTCGTAAAAGGCTTTGTAGAAGGTGTTACTAGCAGAGAAGTAGGCGAATTAATAAAAGCAGATGACAAGCGTTTGACTATTGCTGCCTCCGATTTAACTTATACGCCAACTGTTGCAGATAAGGTTGTTATTAGTTCTGTCGTTCATCAAATTATTAGGGTTGAGACAACAGAACAAGCTAATACTGCTATTAGCTATGAATTAATTCTGAGGTCCTAATGGCAAATGTAAAAATAGATATCGGAGATATTGCCGATCATTTTGAGGAGAAATTCAATAAGTTATTACAAGTTTCTGTTCTTAAAGCAGACATATTAGTAAAGAAAGGAACGCCCGTTGATTCTGGAAGGCTGAGATTTAATTGGCAAGTAGCTCAAAATTCAAGAAGCGGAACAAGATCTTTATTACCCGGAAAATATGGGGATGCTATCCCTCCAATAGAGAAGGTAAATTATTCAACAGAAAAGATAGGAAATGATTATTCAATTATTAATAATCTTCCTTACGCTGAACCTGTTGTTTTAGGTACTAATTTGCCCCCATCTTGGGGAGGTCAATATAGATCAAGACAAAATGTTCCTAAAGGTTGGTTTCATTCATTAGCTAAAGAAATTAAAAGAGAGATAGAACATAATGCTAATAAAATCAGGACAGGCTCATGAGCAGCACTTACAACGACGTTAGAGCAGCGATAGAAGGCCGGATAGCGACGGAAATGGCCTTAAGCCCTGCATACCCAGTCTCTTATCAAAACGCCCCTTTTACGCCCCCAAACAATACGCCTTGGATTGCTGTCTATCTTTTATTTGGAAATAATAATTACGCAACTCTTCAGGCTCCGGCCACAGGGAAATCGTTTAACCGTCAAATGGGAACCTTAACAATTGATGTTTTTACACCTATTGGAATGGGAGCAGGAGCCAACTTTACAATTGCGGAAAGGATAAAAGATAAGTTTGACAGGGCTAAATTTAGTAGTATTATCTTTGACCCTTCTCAAGGTCCAGCTACAATAAGACCAGCCGAGCAAGAATCGTTTTTCCAAACGCAATTATCGGCTACATTTGACGCATACTTAGACTAAATCCAATGGCTGTTACTGTTTTATCAGGTACGTCTGGAGCCTTGTACTACAAACCTGCTGGTACTACAGGAACCTTCAGCCCCTCTGATGTCACCATAGGCACTGAAACTATGGTTGTTCAATCTTACTTAAATTTAAAAGTAGGCGACCCAGTTAAATTTCAAGTAGTTGATTCTTCTACAGGTGGATCAGGGACAGGAACTTTACCTGCTGGATTAACTGCTGGAACCACTTATTACGTTAAAACTTATACAGCAAGCACTGGAGCAATGACTGTTTCAGCTACTAATGGAGGTTCTGCTGTAAACCTAACTGATGTAGGAACAGCAGCAGCTCCTAATGAATTTGAGGTTTATTACAACGATTATGCCTCGGTTGGTCAAGTTCAATCTTGGTCTTTTGAAGTAACAAGAAGTGAAATTGACGTAACAACAATTGGTCAATCAGTTGGTCAATATGCACCATTCAAAACTTACGTCTCTGGTTTTGCTGATGGAAATGGAACTGCAAGTGTTTACGTCACAGACGAAGATGCTGCTTTATCTAACAGACTTGTAGAAGATGTTTTACAACGTCAGCAAGTAGGAGCAGCTTTTAGGCTTTATCAAGACAAACAAGCAACGGAAGCTTTAAGCAGAAGTATCTCAATGGATGCTGTTTTGCTTTCTGCTAGTTTCTCTGTTAATCCAGATGATGCTCAAATGGTTGAAGTCAATTTTAGACCTAATAATGCTCCAACATTCGACTTAAGCACCTCTTCATAGTCGGTTTATACCCCTTTGCTTAGTTGCTTAGGGGTTTTTTTATGCGTACAGTTATAAAACAAACAGAATTACCATTTATGGCTACTGCCAAAACTAAGTTGTCTGCATTAGAAAGGTTAAAAAAAGCAGCTAATCTAACCCCATCAAAGAAAGAAGTTACTCTTTCAAATGGGGATGTTTTTGAGTTTTGGACAACGCCTTTAACAATGGCAGAAAGAGAGCAAGCCCAAAAAGGAACTAAAGACGACTTAAATGCTTTTGCTCTTCGTTTATTTGTTCAAAAAGCTACAGATGAAAATGGACAGAGACTTTTTGCTGCTGGACATACTGCTGAGTTAAAAAATGAAGTCAGAGATGCAGATTTGCAGTCTTTAATGTTGGCAGTAATAGAAGATGACAAGGAAGAATTTGACCCAAAGGGCTAAAAGCTGAATTTAAAAAAGATAATTTATTAAGGTTAAAGATGAGCGTTGCTCGTGAATTGGGCTATACATTGTCAGATTTAGTTCAAAAAATAACGATAGAAGAGCTAAATCTTTGGTCTATTTATTTTGAAGTGTATAACGAGGAACAAGATGCAAAAATAAAGAGGGCAAGGTATCGTTAGACTGTTAAAAGCCACAAGGAAGTGTTGTGACAGCAATTGTTGATGTTGGTATAAATATTGTTGCGTCAAAGGCTCTTCAGGGAATGAAGAGAATCCAAGACAGAACAAATCAATTAGCAAAATCAATGACGAAGTTCCAACGAACTTCTGACCGTACTTGGGATAAGTTTGGAAATAAAGTAAGAAAAACAAGAAGAATAGTTCAAGTTAATCTTGAAAAAATAAAAAGAAGCTTTTCTGGCTTAAATGTTCAAGGTGCAATTGCTGGTTTAGGATTAGGGCTTTTTGCTAAGAATGCAATCCAGACGGCGGGAAATGCTCAAGCTTTAGAGCTAAGGCTTAAGTTATTAACACAAGAATATGGGGAATATGAAAAGGCACAGGCTATAGCGTCAAAAGCGGCAAAAACATTCGGATTATCTAATTTAGAAGCAACCGAAGGAATCACAAATATTATTGGTCGATTGAGGCCGTTAGGCGTTTCGTTAAAAGATATTGAATCAACTTATTTTGGATTTAATACTGCGGCAAAGCTGGCAGGGGTTTCATCAATGGAAGCCTCCAATGCTTTTAGACAATTAGCACAAGCTTTAGGTTCTGGAAGATTGCAAGGGGATGAATTTAGAAGTTTAGCGGAGCAAGTTCCAACGCTGTTATTACCTATAGCAAATGAATTAGGGACAACAGTTGGCAAGCTGAAAGAATTTGGGGCTCAAGGCAAAATAACTTCTGATGTTGTTTTAAGGGCATTAAAGAAAATAGAAGCTGAAGGAGCCGGGAAGATAGGGTCAATTATTGAAGAGAGTTCATTGCAGAGATTCAAAGATTTTCAAAATGCAATGGAAGACTTATCAAGGACAGTAGGGGATGAATTAATGCCAGCGATAACGCCTTTAGTGAAAGTAGTGACAAAGCTTGTTAAAGGATTTTCAGAGTTAAATCCTACCGTTAAGAAAATAGCAATAGGGATAACGGCGGCTGCTGCTGGCTTGTTAATTGTTGTGCCTGCTGTTCTTTCTCTTGTCGCTGCCGTAACTGCTCTTATGCCTGCTTTAAAATTAGCAGCAGGAGCAGTAGCAGTTTTAACTGCTAAATATTGGCTACTTGCTGCGGCTGTTGCTGGAGTTGTTAGGATTCTTACTTGGCTAGGTAATAAGTTTTTTAATTGGAGAAAAGATAAAAAAGAATGGAATACTTTATTAAAAGAAGAATCTCGAAAAACATTAGAAACAACTTTGGCTATAGAAAAGGAGACGTTAGCAAGGATAAATAGTGGGGATATAATGGATGGAAATGCAACAAAAGTAGAAAAAAGAATTAAACAATTAGAGAAAGAATTAGGGCTTAGAAAAGAAATAGCTGACAAACTTATGACTGATAAAGATAGAGATGATATTAGAAAAGAGGAAGAATGGTCTTCATTTTATTCTGGCAATATTGATAAATCATTAGGAGGAACAAGACCAGAAATTGAAGGACAAAAGAAAATAATTGAATTAACAGAAAAAGAAAAACAATTAAGATTAGAAATAAAAGATATTCTTGCTCAAGGGATGCAAAGTGCTATCGAAGGATTGATTAGTGGGACTAAAACATTAGGACAAGCATTAGCAGATGTAGCGAAAAGTTTGGCAAGTATGTTTTTACAAAGGGGGATACAAGGGATGCTTAATAAGATGCCTTTCTTTGCAGCAGCAGCACCCATA